ATTATAACAAATTAACATTAAAGTTGTTTAATATAAAAGAACATTAAATGATAGTATTAAAACCGGTAGCAACAGCTCAAACGTTAAAATTCATAGGTAGAGTTGATAGTGCAGATGTTGTAGTTCTTCGTGATGAACAAGATAATACTGAAGTAGAAATAGATAGTACATTCATAATGGATAGCTATTATTTAACATCTAATTTAATTTTTGATTTAAAAGAGGGAAGGTTCTATAATTTAACAGTTTACAAATCTTTAGTTAGCGACTATAAAATAAGAGTAGCAACAGATTTAGGAACGTTTGAAAATTCAACCTGCATTGAAGATGTTAATACATATAATAGACAAATTATTTATAAAGATAAAATATTTTGTACTTCACAATCAGAAGATAGCTATTCAATTAATGACGGTGACTACATAGAACATTCAAGTAACAACGATTACATTACGACATAATGGAAGAAAAACAAACAAATATACACGTAGTAAATCTAAGTAATTATACAACTCCAACTATTAGTGAGGTTAGAGGTAAAGATTGGATTGAATACGGTAATGATAATAACTTTTTTCAATACTTAATAGATAGATATACAGGTAGTACTACCAATAACGCTATTATTAACGGTATAAGTAGACAAATATACGGTAAAGGTGTAAGCGCATTAGATAGTAATAGAAGACCTGAGCAATACGCTCAAATGCTTTCTATATTTGCTAAGAATGATTTAAAGCAATTTATTACAGACCGTAAAATGCTTGGTATGGCAGCTTTCCAAATTACTTACGAGAAAGGTAAAGTAAAAAAAGCTACTCACTTTCCAATGAATACATTACGCGCTGAAAAGTTAAATGATGAAGGCAAAGTTGAAGCGTGGTACTACCACCCAGATTGGGCTAATATATTACCAAGCGAAAGTCCATTGAGAGTTAATGCTTTTGGTTTTGGTAATGGTAAAGGAAATGAGATATTTGTTTTAAAACCTTATGTTGCAGGTTACTATTATTATTCACCAGTTGATTACATAGGTTCATTACCATACGCACTATTAGAGGATGAAATTGGTGATTATCTTATTAATGATACTATCAATGGTTTTAGCGGTTCTAAGGTGGTTAATTTTAATAATGGAATACCAGACAAAGAAAAGCAATTACTAATTAAGAATGACGTTATACGTAAGCTAACAGGTGCAAGAGGTGAAAAGGTTATAGTAGCTTTTAATGCTAATGCTGAAAGTGCTACAACTGTAGAAGATTTACCATTAGATAATGCACCGGAACACTACCAATATTTAAGCGAAGAGTGTGCAAATAAACTAATTGTAGGTCATTCTGTAACAAGTCCTATGCTAATAGGTATTAAATCAGCTAATAATGGACTAGGAAACAACGCAGATGAGATAAAAACAGCTAGTTTATTGTTTGATAATACAACTATTAAGCCATTTCAAGAGGAAGTAACCGATGTAATGGATGAAATACTAGCAGTAAATAACATATCTTTAAAATTATACTTCAAAACTATCCAACCTTTAGAGTTTATAGATACAGAAGGAATGGATAAAGAAACAAAAGAAGAAGAAACTGGTGTTAAAATGAATGCAGATAACCATTTTAATGATGATGAAGGTGATAATATGCTTAATAATCTAGTTGGGGAAGATGTAAATGATGAATGGGAGTTAGTTGATAAGCGTGAGGTGTGTGAATCTAACGAAAGTATTGATGAATGGGCTAATAAATTAATCAAAAATAAGAAAAATTTACTTGCTAGAATAATTAAATCCAAACCTAGTGCTAAAAGTTCACTAGACAAAGGTAATTTTAAAGTTAGATATGAGTATAATGAGAAGTATTCAAGTGGTAAAAGTAGAGATTTCTGTAATCAAATGATGAGCAGAACCGGTAGTGGTGTTGTATATCGTAAAGAAGACATAGACCAAGCTAGTTTTCAAGGTATAAATAAAGAATTTGGGCATAAAAAACAAGCGTATTCATTGTTTAAATACAAAGGTGGCGTAAATTGTGGTCATTTTTGGAATGAAAACTTATATAGATTAAAGAAAAAAACAGACGGAACTCCATTTGTGGACAAAGCTCTTAGCAGTTCAGAAGAAGTTGATAGTATAAAAGGATATAAACCGAAACCAAAAGGCTTAGAAGATGCTAAAAAAGCACCAAAGGATATGCCTAACAATGGTCACCACCCAAATTATAAAGGATAATGGCAACAGCACTATTAATTACAACAACAGATTTAAAGAAATTTAGCGTTTTAAACGGAAACGTAGATAATGATAAGTTTATTATGTACATCGAAATAGCACAAGATATACATATCAAACAATATCTTGGAACTGATTTACTAGAAAAGTTACAATCGTTATTACCTACGGATATTGAATTGGTTGGTAACGTACTTTATAAGACTTTATTAGAAATCTACGTTAAACCAATGCTAATACACTGGGCGCAAGTTGAACTAATGCCTTTTATGGCATATACTATTTCTAATGGTGGCGTATTTAAACATTCAGCAGAAAATAGTCAAAGCGTAGATAAAAACGAAATAGACTTTTTAATTGAAAAGGAGCGCAGTATTGCACAAAATTATACTAGAAGATTTGTAGATTATATGTGTGAAAATTCAGAACTTTATCCGGAGTATTTATCAAATAGTGGAGCGGATGTTAATCCAGATAAAACTAGCGACTTCGGAGGATGGATACTTTAATAAAAATATATGAATAAAAGAGGAAGATATAAAATTAAAGAGAAAAATTTAGTAATGTTAAAATTATTCTTAAAAAAAGTAAATAATGGCGAACGAAATAGGTTGGGGTCAAGGAACTCTAAATAATACTATAAATTGGGGCAAAGGATTTATAAATACTATCTCTTGGGGTATTATTTACGAAACTTCGGAGGCTGGTGAAACTTGGATAGGTTATACACCTACTGCTATTGATTTTAGAGATAGAGTAATAGCAGGTGGTGGCACTGTAGAAAGTTTAGAATGTATTAAATATTAATAATAATAATAATAATAATATGAAGGGGTTTATAGATAAAGTATTGAATTATACTATTAGTAAAAAATTGACAGTTTTTTTTATTGCTACTACATTAGTGTTTAGCGAAAAAATAAGCGGTAGTGAATGGGTATATGTAGCATTAATGTATATTGGAATGCAGGGCACAATCGATTTGTACAATAGAATAAAGAAATAAAAATGAATGATTTGAAATTATACCTCATAAATTCCACAACTCTGATAGTATCCATAATTCCTAATATAGATACTGCTTTAAAAATAACATTATTAGTTGTATCTATTGCATACACTATGCAGAGAATATATTTAAACTATAAAAATAATAATAAATGAGGTATTTTCAAATAGAAGAGTTTGATAGTAGAGATGTAAAAGGTAGTGGTTCAAATATGGATGCTACTTTTTTATCTATGATAGATGAAGCTCGGGCAATAGCTAATATACCGTTTAAAATAACAAGTGGTTATCGTACTAAAGAATACAATAATAAGTTAATTAAACTAGGTTATAAAGCGTCAAAAGATAGCAGTCATCTAAAAGGGCTCGCTGCAGATGTGTATTGTGCAGATGACAAAAGCAGGGATATAATGTTATATGCGTTGCGCAAAGTTGGGTTTAATCGTATAGGAATAGCAAAGACATTTATACATTGTGATTGTGATACTTCAAAAAATAAAAAACGTACTTGGGTTTATTAAAAACCATATTTCGTCAGCAAATGCGTTTTAGTGACGAAGTATGGTTTATTTTTTCTTTAATTTGTAAACTAATAGTATAGTCTTTTATAAGGGAAGTAAACATAATACTATAAACTTATAAGTGTATTGTATTATTGACTTAAACGATATTAAATGTCAAGTATATTGTGCGAAAAACTTTTTATATTGCGTATCGCGATATGCAATAATACAATAAAATTAATTATTAATCAGTGATTTATGATTTGTTATAGCGATTCGCGAATTACGAATTAAAAAGCCTTCTAGCTATATCATTCTATAATTCGGCTAAAAGGCTTAATCTCAAAAAAATACAACATTATTGTTGCTTTGAAGTTTCTGTCAGTGACTTCTCCACCGTAATATTATAATAATACTTTAAATATTAATATAGCAACCGCATAAGCTAATACAATTGTCACAGTTGCACAGGTGAAATATAATAACGCTTTTAATAGTTTAGTTTTCATATGTTAATATTTTAAATGTTAATTTTTGTTTTAATAAACCACCTAAATTAATAGGTGGTTTAAATTATCAAGTGCTGGCAGTCTTTTCTGTTGCAACCCAGTTTTTATAATTATTTAAAGGGGTTTTTACACCCCGTTGTTTTTATTGTTTTGCTATTCTTAATGCTAAGTTTTCAAATCCACCTTCTTTAATTAAAATGTCAAAAGCCATTCTATTAGCTAAAT